ATAGTCACGAGAATATGTCCATGGCTCAAGAGTCAAATACTCAATCATCGCATTAAATTCGCTGTTGGTCATTTTGTGATTGAACAACTCCAACAAGTTCCAGTTACTATCTGAAAACCCAGACATATTTAGATCAAGTTTGTTGATATGTGCTGCACGAACATCGTAGGGAATATGTTCATCACGATAACCAGTTGTAAACGCAAAGACCTGATATGGAATTTGAATTCGTTGGCAGAACATAGCAAGATTAATAACCTGTTTGATTGTATCAGTCATATTATTTTGCATAGAACCTGACCAGTCTAACAAGAAAAGCATACCATGATTCTTGTCTTCAGGAAGAACATCTAATTTTCTAAAGATATCGTCAGTCAAAGTATGAGCATACAATTTACGCATATCCAAGTCGCCTGACTTAGCAGTGGTAATACGCTTATACTCAGTTGCTGACTTGCGCATCTCAAACTCTTTTACAAGATAATTCACAACACGCATGGAGTCAGTCTTAAACTTAGCCAAAGAATCTCTTCGTTGACCATAGTAGTTGTCAACCCACGCTTGGCTGTAGTTTTGAACACGATATGTTTTTGCTTCAGCCAAATCTCTTTTCAAGTCAGATAAAACAGTTTTTGTTGCGATAACAGGATCGTGCCACATTTCCAACTTAGGTATAAAGTTCTGAACGATAGTATCAGTATCAGCCAACTCATCTAGACGCTGTTTGAATGCAGCCTGTGTAGTTGATTCTAATTCTTTTTCTTCGTCGACTTTCTTTTCTTCATCGGTTTGTGAAGTAGAAGAACGCTTATTAGTTTCTGGTTGCTCTTCGTCTTCAACTTCTTCCTCAGGGGAGTAATTGTCAAAGTCATCAGGATCATCCATAAAATTGTCGATCTCATCCATTTCTTCAGGTGGATCTTCACCGAGCAACTCTTGTAATTTCTTGAGTTCTTCTCGTTTGGCATCGCGAGCATCCTTAGAGAACGCATAGATTTCTTGAGCCAATTTATATACATCATCCATAGTGTCGCAACGATCAACTCGGCGAACATAGAACATTTCAGGTGTTGTAAATTTTACACCACAGTTGATACCACACTTGTAGTATAGATTGATACGGTCAATCAGTAGCAAGTTAGAAAGATCTTTACCTTGGATACCAAAGAAGTCTTTCTCGTTGAGTTCTTTATAACCAGTGATGAATGCCTTACGCAGACCTGGATATTTGTTTTTAATTTTCTTTTCAATACGAACATCCTCAACTACATTCATGTAACCTTGGATTGAGCGGAAGTCTGTTTCTTCCATATGTTCAGTTGTGGTGTATAGAGCATGACCAACTTCGTGACCGATGAGCATTTCCTCAACATCGTTAGTCATATCTTTCCACATTGGGAGTGTAAGAGTTCTAGTGATACTCTCAAATGATGCTGTTCCTACATTGGCACGAATAACATTCAAGTTTTCATTAGCCAAAAGGCGAGCAAGCAGGTCTTTAGAATTCATCATAAATTATTCCTCAAGTTATAGAATAATTATACGCTTTTTTCTATTTAATAGCAAGCATTTTTTGCGATCTAGGCTGGACGGGACTTCCAGGATACCCATACAGGATGTAGGGTTATTTGTACCAGTTCTGAAAGAGCATTTCAGGGACAGTCCAACAAAGTTGACCCTCCCATCTGACATTGGCTTTGAACTCAGAGTCTTTTAGGTTGTTCAAATTTATGATTGCATAACGACCAGTAAACAAACCTATAAGAAATGCGTAGGTTGTCCCATCGTTTGCCAATGCATGTTTGACTTTATGGTATTTAATTGTGGAAACACCATCGCCAGTGCCACACTGAACATCAATTCTAGTACCAGTAGATCTATCAATTAGATCAGCATCACCAGTTCGTTTGAATGTTTCAATGTTAGTTAGATCGTCACCACCATTACGATCTAATTCCGTTAGACCAAGTTTCTTAATCATAAATGGTAGGAACACACGCTCAGCGAGGTATCCTTGCATCCACTTATAGTAAACTTCTTCACAGGCACGACCATTATTGTTTAGTCGTTCAATAATATGGTTATCTTTCATAACTGTATATGAACGAATTATCATCTGGTCAATATTTCCACCAAAGGGAATTTCTAACTGCTGATTGATGTTATTGAAGATAGTTGAAAGTCGACTGTTGTATTTCTCTAACAGTTGGTAGTTAGGAACAACGATATCCTTACCTTTCAACCATTCTTTGTATTTACCTTGATTGGTAAATCCCATTTGTTTTCTAAACTCTTTGCTCATACAATAACTGAGAAGTCGTTACGCTTTTCAAATTTAATCACAGAACGGAATTTATCAAACAGCTGGTCGCCTTTGTGAGAGATAACAAACACATTGGCATTCTCACCCAGCGTATTCATCAGGTTCAAGAAGTAGTCAGTACCATTGACATCTAACGATGAGTCGAAGATTTCATCAAGCATTAGTAAGTTTGTATTGACAGAGTTCTTCAGCTTGGCAATTTGACGCCAAGTAAACAGGATAGCCAAGTCAATACGCATCTTCTCACCCTCAGAGAAAGAAGCATAGGTAAACTCGTCACGAAAACGAGATTTAATTGTTTCGTTAAATGCTTCATCTAACTCGAAGTGAATGTAAGAATCCATCTGGTTTAGATATTGATTAATCAACTTGTTCATCACAGGCAGATACTCACGAATAATCGCAGTCTTAATACCAGTATCGCGAAGCAAAGCTCCAGCGATTTCCTGAAGTTCTTTATCAGAATCTAACTCTTTCTTACGATTGATATTAGACATAGCATCTTGAGCCAAGTCTTTTAACTTGATCTTTTCCTCATCGATATTTGCCGTATCAGTTTTTGCGCTTTCAGCTTCAGCCTGTAGCGTTTTAACTTGTTTGTTGAGGAGGGTGATTGCTGAGTTTCTTGTAGATAACTCAATATTCTTTTCGGTAATTTGTGATTGTACTTGAGCAATGTTAGATAATTTCTCATTAAGGTTGGAGAGGATTGTTTCGAGTTCGCCAACTTTTCCATTCTGTTCCAACAACTTTGAATTAAGTTCCTCGACAATTTTCGATTTGTGTTCCTCTGGGATACCTTGATCACATGAAGGGCAAACATCGTGCTCGTTAAAAAATTGTGACTGGTGTTCGCAGGTTTCGATTTTCTGTAGCAGCTTGGACTTGATTGACTTTGCTTTGTCAATGTCTTCAGATATAGTTTCCTTGTCATTGATGCTTCCTTTAAGAGTATCGATCTCCGAAAGGATAAGTTCGATCTCGCCCTCGATAGATAAAATTTCAGCAGAGTTTTCAGATATTTTTGATAGGATACTTTCGATGGCACTCGACTTCGCTTCCGAGATGGTTTTAATGATCGCTTGTTGAGATTCAACTTTCTGCTTTGCCAAACTAAGTGCTGTTTCGACTCTGTTAATTTCATCTTTGGTTGCATTTGATCTTTCCTTTAACAACGAATTCATAGTTGAAAAGATTTTGATATCAAGGATGTCTTCAATAACTTCCCTACGCTGATTCGATGGTAGTTGCATAAAAGGAACAAACGATGCTGAACCAAGGATAACTACCTGAGTGAATGTTTTATAATTTAGACGAAGGATTTGTTGTTCAAGAATCTTTTGATAATCTCTTGACGCAGCATCTTGGTTCATCAACACACCATCCATGTAGATTTCAAAGATGTTTGGTTTGATACCTCGAATAATCTTGTACTCTTTCTGACCAATCGAGAACTCAATCTCAACCAAAGAATTTTTGCCGTTGATTGAATTAATCATCTGGTTCTTATTAATGTTACGGAATGGCTTTCCGAACAATCCAAAACACAGCGCATCTAGACAAGTAGATTTACCCTCACCATTTTTACCAATGACAAGGGTAGTCGTAGACTTGTTAAGAATTAATTTGTTTGGCTGATTACCAGTTGATAAGAAGTTTTTCCAAGACAGCGTCTTAAATACAATCATTCACTCTTCCATTTCATACCCATAGACTTATAAATGAATCTCATTATAAAATTGGGTTTCTTTTTAGAAATAACAGTAATAGGCATAGCATCTACATTAATAGTAAAGGATGGAGATCCAAGATTAGTTGACATAGTAGTCCAAGTACCACCATTACCAACCATTAATCCCATACCAGAAGTAATTGATACAGAATTTCTTGCCTGTTCAGCTCGCTTATCTAGAATATACTTTTCAGTTAATGTATAATCTAGATCAAGCGGAACCTGTTCCGTAAGCGGAAAGAAATAACTAATCTCAAGTTGTTGCATCACTCTACCTCGATGTTGACTGCTTCCGTATAAAGAGACTTCATAAATGTTTTCAATTTATCTTTGTCGTAATCAGTTTCAATTGACTCAACATAGTTGGTCAATACATCTAAAGTATCTTCAAGGTTTATGGTAGAATCTATCTCACCTTCGTTGTATGATGATAGATCCTCAATGATTTTTACTTCATATGGATCACTATCATAAACCTTCGTAATGAATTTGTCAAATTTATATAAGTCATTCTTGTTAACAACTACAACTTTTACATATTTGTTTTTTAAGTGTCCGTATGTTTGGAGGGAAGGATCGGCGAGGGCATCGTCGTACTCGACTCTTTCGAACATCGTATAAGGATTTCCGATGAACTCGAGTTCTCTTGTTTGTAAATCGAACAGGTGAAATCCTCGGGGATCGTTAAAGTCTTGCCATGTAAGTTCGTATGGATTTCCCAAATAATAAATGTGACCATCATTACTACGATGGTGGTAATGGCCACTGAAAACCATATCAAACTTTTTAAACAAATCCTTAGAAAGACCTTCATGACTTTCCATTCCTCTATACATTGCGAATCCAGCAATTTCGAAATGCCCCATGCATATCTCAGCCTTGCTAGAGTTGATAACTTCTAAACTCTCATCATAATTATCAGCACAAATCCAAGGAGTAAAACAAATTGGAGTGTCATGAACGACTATGTCTGATGCCTTACTTATTAAGGCAATATTTGTATACTCAGCCAGCAATAACTCTGGCGAATTAACTTCATTAGTATTCTTAAAATAGGTGTCATGATTACCTGCAATCATGTAAAGTTTAATGTTTCGTTTTTCAAGTTCGTCAAAGAACATTTTCTTTGCTCGATCAAGCGAATAAAAGTTTACATATTTGCGTCTATCAAAAGTATCACCAAGAATAAGAACGCTGTCAACACCAGCTGAATCGAGAGTAGGAAAGAAAGTATTGTCATAAAATTGTTGGTAGAAGTCTAAGAAGGCAACACTATCATTTCTAGCACCGAAGTGCTGGTCTGTAATAATTGCTACCTTCATTAATCAACCTTTACGATTTCAATAGTATCTTCTCTTCGAACTCTTTTGTTCGAAAACTCAACTGCTTCAGTCAATGTTTTAAAAAACTTAAAAACAACATGACTTCCCATATAGTATCTTACTTTATACATTAAATGAACCCTACCTTTCGTTCAGTTGGTTTATTAGTTTGTGTATTAAAAATTTCAGCAATAGAAAACTCAACAACTTTACCTGCGCCAATTTCGGGAACAGTACCACCCAATTTCTTTGCCAGTTTTTTAGCATCAAATAAAGACAGTGGTTTGAATTCGATAATATCAAAACAGCGTCCAGGTCTTGTTAAAGCAGAATCGATATCACGGATAGATGGTAGATTGGTTGAGAAAATCATTTTCTTACCTTTGGTTGTTACAAGACCATCACCCACATTAAGGAAACGATGCATCATTGTATTACCATCGCTTCTTGGTTTAAGAAACGCATCACTGTCTTCAAGCACCATAACATTATCATCAGATTCAATAAAGCGAGCAAAGAATCCATCTTTGTCAAGAATGTTTCCATCATAAGAAACAATCGCAGAGGAATTTGTATGAGCCAAAAGACCACGGATAAAAGTAGTCTTACCAGTTCCAGGTGGACCAATCAACAAAAGAATATTTGCAGAAGATTCCATATAACGATCGTAGTATGACTCAAGCGATTCATCTTTTAGAAAAGGATACATCTCATCACAAGGTAAGCGATCACGATTGAGTGGAACATTAACAGACTGACCATCACCACCATAAACCCACTCAATGTGAGAGGTTACAATCGAGAAACTTTCTTCGACACATCCAATAATATTTTCGCAGAACTCTTCATCGCCAAACACACGAATGCTAGTTGTGTTACTATTAACATCAAACTTAATTATGTTGTTTGTTGAATGTTCAATGATAAATCCTGCAGATGAAGAAGATTGCACAAACAAATATGCATCAGAACTAAATTCATCTTCTGCCCAATCTTGCCACTTCTCACGATTACATAACACAGATGTCTCGCGAAACAGTGTAGAAAAATTGGCATCGGCACGACGCTTCATTAGTTCTGCTGAGATCAAATCATCAATATCAGAAACGCCAAGGAAAATTTTATTATCTTCTTTCATAACTTCTTTCAAATTAAACATGTTGTCCCAAGCATCCCATGTATGTTTTCTTAGGAATTTTTTATTCTTTTTTCTTTTCTTACCTGGAATTGGCCAGCGACGATTCGACACAACAGTACTTTGCTTCAATTGTTTTAACCAATCATGAACTTCTTTGTGAGATACAGACATTTTTACCAATCAAGATAAACAAGTTTTTCTTCTGGGTAGTATGGGAATGTAATTTCTTGAACAGATTTGTGTTCGCCATTACTCATGTACAATTTTTTACCATCCTTAGAAATAAATGCGATGGCACGATCATCATAATATTTGTCAACATTTTCTTCATGATGCACAAAAAAATATCTTGGGTGGCGTAGTTGTTTATATGGTTTACCAGCATCGCTCAACTCAACCTCAATCATTTCCTCTTTTTGTAGAGGGGATAATGGTTTAAGTTCAATTAAACGATTAACCATATTTACAAAACTATCAAAAATGAATTTATCGCCTTTACCAACCATATGCATTTGTTTACAAAATTCTAAAACACTTTTACCAATATCGGTATCTTTTAGATTGATGAGTTCTAACTCATGCTCGCAGTGTTTTAAAAATTTCTCTAAAGATCCATCTTGTTCGTACATATTAACTCCTAATTTTCTGTAAAGTCATCTAAAGTTGCTTCTTTCTTTTTACGCTTTTTTTCTTTTTTGCGTTCAATAAAATCATCGAAGGTATTATTTTGTTGCATAAACTCAGCATACGCATTATGAAACTCGCCACCCTCGTCTTGATCTTGTAATTCAAACACATCGAAAGGCATTTCCTGTAACATCTTACCTTTAATATATGTTTGTTTCTTCTCCTCGGCAATTCTTCTTAAGAATGCATAGTAGATAATTTGGGTAAAGTATGCAAAGGGATTGCTAGATTTTTCGGGATCAAAGTTATCAATATATTGTAGACAGTTTTGTATACCATCCAGAATCATATCTTCACGATAACTGTAATTTATAAAGTTTGCTTTATAAGAAAGGTGCGTTCCAATTTTCATTAAACAGTCGCCGATGTATGGTGTAACCATTGGCCATCCTGCATCTTTCTTTGTCAGACCTGCTTCTTTAGCAGCAAGTACCTTTACACGATACTCTTTCATTGCTACCAAAAAGTCAGCGTTACTGACATAGTGCGTGCCTTTGGCTTTTGTTGCCATACTAATAAATCTCCATAATTAATCAACTCAAATAAGTATACTATAAAATTGTTACAATAGCAAATATTTAATACAAGAAAATAAATTTGCTATTTGCTTGACGAAAGCGTATACTCTCGATGTAGGGTTTGAAAAAGTTAATCAATGTATTGTTTCATTACCTTCAACGAAGGTTTTCTTGCCTTCTTCTACTTCCTCTTCGATTTCCCCTGCGATAGCCCTCAGCTGTTCAATCGCACTTCCAATATCCTCGATCGCTTCCATAGCAGCACGATCTTCTTCGTCTTCCCAAATAAGTTCTTTCGCTTGGTGTGTCAGATTCACACCCTCATGATTACGCACAAGTCCAACATAGTGGACGATGGCACGCTCGTGCAGTTTTGAATCAAGAACTATATGACTCTTGTTTAAATGTACAACAGGAGATTCAAGGAATAATGAGTATGGACCAGCAGTAACTTGTTCAGAAACACGATCGTGGCTTGAAGAAACAAGATGAGTTTTAATCAGCATTGGAAACTTAATAGTAACTGTAGTTTCGTTTTCTGATTCTTTAAATGCCATTAATTGTTCGCCAGTAACCAACTTCAAGTAAACGAATTCTTCGTTCATAGTTTTACCTCGACAATCTTGTAGTTAAATTTTTCTTCAGAGTAAGTCTTGAGTCGTTCAGCAAAGTGATTTAATGTATGATTTTTCCAAGACTTCCAACTTAAATCATCTGATAAGTCGTATAGATTACACTCAGTTTTACCATTCTTTAATCTTAATCCACGACCAATACTTTGGAGGTTACGAATCTTAGATTTACTTGGCGATGCGAAAATTACATTTTCTAATGATGGGATATTAATTCCAGTACTAAAAGTGCCAAAAGAAGCAACGATAATCGCATCAGGTTCGCTTTCGGTAATCTTTCGTATTGCTTCTCTATCTTCTGTTTCAGTTGCACCAGAAACGAAGAATATTTTTCTTTTGTCATGCGCTTTGTCTTTGATCATGTCAAACAAAATCTTACCATGTTTATTTACAAACTGGAAAAGGACTAGGGTATTGCCTTCAGATTTCAACGCAAGGTTACAAATAAAATTATTACGCTTCTCATGTGATACAATAAAATCCATCTCATCAGCGTATTGATTATTCTTTCTACCCTGACGAGTTATATCATCATACTTCAGTAGTATACATGTAATATTTAGTTTGGCGAGGGTTCCCGAATCCATCAATTCTTTCGTAGTTGTTACCCTATGAGTTGGACCAAAAATTCCCTCAAGAACTAACTTATGAACTTTCTTATTATCAAGAGTTCCTGTAGTTCCGATACGATATTTAACATGAGTAAGTTTACCCATTACGCTTGTAAGCGAGGTTGCTTTAAATTGATGTGCTTCATCACCAAAGATAACATCAAACTGATTAAACCATGCTTTTGGTTGTTTGTAAACAGACTGCCATGTTGTAATTAGCACATCGCCAGATATATCTTTTGTGAAACCACTGTAGAGTTTTTGAACATGTCGACTTGTTTTCCAACCATTGGCAGAGGAGTAGTCTTCAAAGTCAGCATATAGTTGCTCAACCAGAGATGTAGTTGGAACAATGATAATACACTTACGACCATTCTCTAGATGCCAGCGCATCGTTGTGTAAATGATAAACGATTTACCAGATGCGGTAGGTGATAGTAGTAGTGTTCTTTTTGTGTCGAGAGCATGTTTAACAGCTTCGATTTGATAATCGCGAATCTCAATTGGTTTACCATGACCATGAGGATTTAACCATTGAGCAAATTCTGAAACTTGTTCAGATGTAATACCTTCAGTATTTCTTAAGTCGACTGGAAGTTTTATTCCGTAGTCATTGCGAGTACAAAAATCAATGACATAATTTATAAGACCAACATAAAGAGTCTTACGAATAATATCATACATTCGCACTTTGCCATCCCAGAGTCGTGCTCGATACTGCGGAGTAAATCTAGCACCTGGATATTCAAAGGTAAAGAAGTCTGATAGTTCTTGTTCTATGGACGGATCGTCAGCAAAGATACGAAGATGAACTTCATCAATTTTTTCAACTGTAATCATGAGCCACTAATAAACTTTTTCCATTCAATAGAATTGCGTATCTGCCAATCCCTTGCTTTAATTTGATTCATAACTGAGTCAAGGAAATCTACAATACATTGAATGTAGTTTGCTTTAA